GAGCCAGTGCCGGTTTTGCTGGTATTGGTGCCAGTGCCCGAAGAGATCAAGGTCGGCTCGGTTGGGCGACTTATTCCATGAAGCGATTGCCTTTTCGGTAGGGATCGTGAGGCCCCCGATGCCGCCTTGAAATTTGAGTCCATCGCCGTGGTGGAAGCGCAGGCGGCGGTCATAGACCGTCATGAAGTTGAAGTAGGAATCCGCAATCTGCCATTCGATCTGCTGGTCGCCGTGAAAGCGGCCTTCGAGAATTTTGTAGAGGAGCCATTCGTAAGAGTGCGCGGCACCTGTGGCGTGGCGAGGCTTCACGGTGGTGCGGCCGTGGTTGCCGTAGTTTGTCGGGATGATGATGCGTTTGAAATGCGGCTTGAGGGTGGCGAGGCCGTCTGCGAGGCGGTCTTGGAGCCAGAGGATGACTTGCGTCGGAGTCTTGCTGTTTGATTCGGCAAGTTCTTCGTGAATCATGCCGGTCATCAAATCGCCGCCGAGCCAGAGGATGAGGTCGTCGATCTTGGCCCCGCCGCGCTCGATTTCGGTGAGGCGGCAAATGGTGCTAAAAAATTTCTCAATGCGAGTCTTGGCGATGGGCAGGCGGTATTCGTTGAGGCCGTTTACCGATGCCGCTTCCACCGTCTCTTCCACATGCCAATCGCTGGCCAGCGCGATGGCGACGGCCTCGGCTTTGTCGTTCATCGAGACCGAGAGCGGCTGCGGGCGGATGCGTGTCTTGCCGAGGCTCAAGGCGATGCCGAGTTGCTTCTCCAGCGACTCGACGCTGGCTTGGTATTGCGCGAGCTTGGCTTTGAGCGCATCGACTTCGGTCTTGTGCGCCTTGTCCGCTTGCTCGCGGGCTATGGAACTCCAGGATGTTTTCATGATGCTTCTTCCTCCTCTTCTTCTTCGTCGTCTTCCATGGGGAACAAAATGTCGCTGGTCCTGTCGGCCAGTGCTTCGACGGCGTATTGGTTCCCGAATTTCAAATCCATGTGGTAGGTCGTGCCACCTTCCTCCCAACTCACCACTGCGAGACCGACATCGAATTGCTCGACGAGCTCCCTGCGGATGCGCTCCAGCACGGCTTTGCGGGTGGCGGGCTTGCGTTTGGCGCTCATGCTTCCTCCTCGACGAGCAGGTAAGGGATTGTCTTCTGCCCGGCGCGGTCCATTTCGGAATAGACCAGGGAAATGAAAGACTCCCACTGGCTGGGGTAGATCGTCTGACAGCCTTCGCTGCTGGTGGTGCGGAAGCCGCCTTTGTGGATGTTGATGGCGATGCCCATGCTGTCGCCTTGGCCGTCACGGGTCACGGGGAGTTCTTCGGCGGGGTTTGCGGGGCGGAGGGCGGGGTAGCCGCCGCCGGGCTTACTGAGGCCATGCTTGCCCTTGCGGTAGCGATGCACGCCAGGCTTTAGAACAGCGATGCCTTGGCGCTTCACGCTCGGATCGGTGTTGGCGTTGAAGGTGGCGTAGGCGTTTGGCGAGACAAGGAAAATGGCGTCGTCGTAGATGCCCCGGTCATTCTCGCCTGACACTCCCATGCTGTCGCGGTAGTAGCCACGAATGCCCACCAGCGCCACGGCATCATCCACGCGGGCCTTGGTGAGCAGGGCTTGCGTTTTAGACTTGGCTTGTTGGGGACGGCTCGGGGGGAGCATCAGGAGTTTTAAGAATTAAGTTTTAAGTTCTACCTCTGTGCTCTCTGTGTCCTCTGTGGTCATTTATCCTTGAGGGCTGGCACCTCGGGGAGCGTGTAGGAAAATTGTCCGTAGTCCGTCTGGAGCGAGACGCCGAGAGTGCTGCATCCGCCGAGGAGTAGGAGGGCTCCTACGGCAAACGCCGTGGCCAGGAGGCCGGTGACGATCTGGGCGGGGTGGATCATTACTTCTTTTCCCGGCGGACAATTTCGTAGAGGCCAACGAGGGAGATCAGAATTGTCGAGGCATGGCCAAACAAGGCGGGGTCGATGACGAGGCCGAATGCGCTGAGGAGTGCGGCGAGGCCAGCGTAGGTGGATTTTTCTTTGAGGCGGGCGAGGATGTTATTCATGGGGGTGCTTTTTGTTTCTGAGGATGGCATAGAGCGAGGCGAGGCCGACTGCGCAGCCGATGACGAGCGAGGCCACACGCAGCCATGCTTCAAGCTCCGGCAGCATGGAGACCGTGAGCCCCGTCGCCGTAGCAAGCAGGCCGGTGAACGAGGCGGTGGCTTGGTGAGTGTCCATTAGCTGAGGGCGGCTGCGAGTTGAGCGCCAGTAATTGATACCGTGCTTTGTTGCTTTGCGCGTTCACCGATGGAGTCTGCCACCGTCAATTCATTTGCCGGTTTGGACCAGACGGCGGTGGCGTTCTGCGCGGCTGTAGGAATGTCTCCGGTCGCTGCTGGCGAGGCGGGGAGATTGTCTGTCTTTGCCTTGATGGCTGCGAGCTGTGTGCTGTTGCTGTCGATTTCAGCACGGATTGAAGCGGCGCTTGGGACGGTTGGCGCGTTGGTCAATGTCGTGACGACTGCCAGTGTGCCGGATGGCGCGAGGCGGCTTGAGACGGTGGCGTCAAGGTTTGCGAGCTTGGTGGAATTGCTGTCCATCTCTTGGCGAATTTGGACGACCGTTGGCACGGTCGGCGGGTTGGTGAGGGTATCAACCGTGCCACCCGTTATGGAGCGTGTTGCCGCTCCCCACACGGATGCTGCTACGGCTGCGCCTGTGAGTAAGGCTGTGCCTGTTGTGTTGTCAACAGAGACGCCAAAAGCCACCGACGAAGCGGCTGGCACTTCGCACGATCCGATTAGAGCACCGCTCGCGTAGCTCACGCCGCTGCGCACATTGCTGGCGGCGGGCATTGCGGCGTTTTGCGTTGCGTCGATGAGTGTCTTTGCGCCTGCGGTGTCGCAGAAGTTGAAGACGGCCACATTAGTTCCCATTTTTTTGAGGCGGATGCGGCCATTGACTGGGCTTTGGCCAAGGGTTCCAAATTCGATTTGCTCAACGATTGTAATGGACGATTGACTCACCACATTGCTTACGCCGACCGCTGCGGACAACCCAACAGAGCCACCACCAAAGCCGTTGCCGACTGCGCGGGTTACGGTGACTTGACCCGTGGATTCGTTGTTGATTGCAGGTGCGGCAACGCCACCGATGGCTTGACCTACAACAGTTGTATTGCCTGTTGAAGTTGCTCTTACACCATAATTTGTGGAAAACGCACCACCCGTCACATTTCCAGTTATCGTGCAATTACCGGCCCCAGTTAGGCGGATTCCCTCGCCTGTTCCAAATGAAGTGTTAGACGCGCCTGTGACATTTCCAACCACAACCAATATGGCAGCCACATTGCTAACAGCGGCAGTTCCCGCTGACAACCCTGCACCGCCTGTTAGGTTACCAGTTATTGTTAGTGTCCCTGTATTTATTCCGGTAACAACTCCATGAGCAGAGCTTGATCCGCCAGTTCCGCCCGTAACATTCCCCACAATAAATATGTTGGTAGACGGATTGGCTGTCACACAAGCAACGGTGGTTGTGCCTGCAAAGATATTTGCCGTGAGCGTAATTCCGTCCGAGAGCGTGAATCCTCCGCCTCCTGTTGCTCCCCCTGTGGTGTCGTTGCGAAGTTGCCCCGTGCCGCCAAGGTCAAGCGACACATTGACCGTGATGGCGAATGAATTGGCCATGAGGACATCGCCGCTGGCGAATGTGACCGCCGCTGCCGTTCCGGCGGGCGCGGTAGCCCAGACATCGGCGGCGTTTATGTTCCCGGCTTTGCGGGCAAAGTAGGTTGCCATAATTAAAGTCCTTTCGCGGTGATGTAGGATTGGAGGGCGGCTTGGATCGCGCCTACGGCCTGCTGAGTTGCGGCGTCTGCACCTGCCAGTGATCCGAGAGCGATGCCCTTGGCCTCGGCGTCAGCAGTTATGACCTCTCCGTTTTCAATGCAAGTGGGGACCAAACGCATGGCGACATTGGCGTCTGAAGAACCATCGCCCAGATACCGGCCCGATATGGCCAAATTGAGCGAAAATTTTGGGTATTGTCTGCCGTTGATTTCGATGGGTGCTGTAGCGTTCATGGTGTTTGGATTTTTTGGGTTTAAGAAAATTGGAGGTTGGTTTTGTTTGACCACGCGCCGGTGGCGGATTGCTCCGAGACGACATCGCCTGCGGAGTTGGTGGTGATTTTGTAGACCGTCCAGGCGGTGGCGTCCTCGGCGGGGCCGGAGGCGGGGTAGTCTGCCCAGGCGAGGCGGCCGAGGTAGAGGTGGTTGCCGTCTGCGGCGTGGAGGAGTTGGTAGTCCGAGGGGTCGCGGGGGCGGGCGAGGCGGAAAACTTCGTTGGTGTGGTCTTTGCTGTAAAGTCGGCGGTCGGCCAAGTTGATGGCGAGGCTCCCTTGCGCCACTTGCGCGGCGGTAGGGACTCGGCCTGCTACCGTGCTGCGGAGGAGTTTTATGACCGTGGCCATTTGGGAAGTTTTAAGTTTTAAGGATTAAGTTTTAAGAAAGGGCCCCTGGGGCGGCGGGCGGGTTGGAACCGCACCGCCGCTGTGGGGAGGGAGGGGAGCTTAGAAGCTGCCGCCGTCGATCTCGGCTTCGATGGCGTCCAAACGCGAATCGAGAGAATTTTCGGCTGCTGTGGCGCGTGAAATCTCGCTGTTCAGCGAGTTGGTCACTGCGGTCACTGCTGAGGCACGATCCGTGATCTCGGTCGCCAAATTGGCGGCGATGACGCCTTCAGCGGCGGTCGCACGCGAGATTTCGCTCGAGAGGTTCGAGGTCAATGTGGAATCAGCACTGGTGCGAGCGGAGGTCTCTGTGGAGAGATTGCCTGCAACGGTGTTGATGTTCGATTGGACGGTCGTGATGGCAGCAGCGCGGTCGCTGATCTCGGTGGCGAGATTGGCGGCGATGACGCCTTCGGCTGCGGTGGCGCGGTTGACTTCGGCTGTGAGGGCCGAGGAGGCGCTGGTAGCGAGGCTGGTGATGGCACCATTCAGCGTGCTGTCTGCCGATTGGAAGGCCGAGACAACTTCCGTGAGGGAGTCGAGGGCTGCGCCGTCAACATTGCTGAGGACATTGTCGATGCGTGTGCCGAGGGCTTGCTCCGCTGCAACGGCACGGGAGTTCTCCGAGGAGATTGCCGATGTGCGGGCGCTGCTCTCGCTGGCGAGGGCTGCTGCGGTCGCGTAGTGAGCACCACCGACTGGCACGACTGCGGAGCCGTCGCCGATGTAGAGGATGCCGTCAACTTTGTTATACGCTGGCTCACCCGAAAGAAGACTTGCGGGGGCTCCTGCTGCGCCGGTCAAGCGGCGTTTGATTCTGATATTTGCCATGATGTTTTAGGGGTATTGGGGTTGTTCTGCGGGGTTAGTCCTAGAACTCACCGCCGTC